ACAGTAAAAACTATGAAATATGCCAATACCGTTGGGCTACTTATAGAAGCAGTAAAAGATTTAAGTAAACAAGTAGAGGAACTAAAAAATGCCCCAACTTCCAACTAGTGGAGCAATAGATTTAAATGAGATCCACGTAGAAGCTGGAGGTTCTTCTACTACTGCTTGTACCATAAATGATTCAGATATAAGGGATTTAATAGGCAAATCCTCAGAAGCACAATCAGATTTTGCAGATTTTTACGGTGCAATGAAAGAAGAAGCTTCAACAGGAACAGTAGCACAAACATTTACGATAAATGCATATTATCAACAGTACTTCACATGGGGGTACAAACAACAAGCATATAATGGTGGTACTCTCTTGGGCACAACCACTGCAACTTCTATAACTGGTATTTCTGGTAAAACTTTACTATCACTCTCCTCTGGAGGTTTTTTCGGTAATACAGCAGTTTCTCTTAAAGTAGATGGTAAAATGAGTAATGCTAATTGGAACAGTATATCAATAACGAACTGTTCTGGTCCAAGTTGGAATAGTTCAACTAATAGTTTTAGCAGAACTGGAGCAGATTATTTCCTTCAAGTCAAAGATGCCAGTGCCCCTTCTGGCTGGTACACTTCATGGACATGGAACATGCCATCTCCCACCAGTTATCAAACTTTTGGAACTTACTTTACTGCTTATAGTGGGGCAGGTCCAAATCACGTAGTCACTTTCTCATGAGGTAAATATGGAAATTATAATATGGATAGCTTTAATTTTAATTGTAGGAAAAGTTATACTTAAAGCAGTAAGACCAGACATCAACAGGTTTGTAAATAAAAAAGCTGTTGAATACTGGGAAAATTTAAAAAATCATTTTTAAAATGGCAAAAAGAGCAACAGTCACTGAGTTAGATAAAAGGTTAAGTGCTCATGAAGCAGCATGTGACCAGCGATGGAAAGAAAACTATCGCAGACTTGACTCTATTGAAAGTGGTGTTTCTTCCATTAATAGAACTATTAGGAATGGCTTGATATTTATTGTGACTATTTCTTTAACTATTATTGGATTTTTAGTAAAATTTGCCTTGTTTTAGGAGAACGAAAATGAAGTTCTCCTCGGAAACTAGATTATCAAAACATTTTAGATTAAGAGAACTTGAAAAATCTCAAGTTGCTTTGCGTAATGGTATTGATAATACAGTTCAAGACGAAACAATATTTAATAATTTAAAATCTCTTTGTGGAGAAATACTTGAACCCATACGAAATAATTTCGGCAAACCTTTTAGTCCTAATTCTGGCTATCGCTGTTTGGAGCTCAATAGAAAACTTGGCTCTCGTGACACTAGTCAACACACTCTAGGTCAAGCCGTAGATATAGAACTTCCTGGAATAGATAACGAGGAGCTCTTACATTACATTAAAGAAAAACTTGACTACGACCAAATTATTCTCGAATATTATGACGGTGTGGATCCACACAGTGGTTGGGTACATGTAAGTTATGTATCACCAGAAGAAAATAGAAGAAATAGTTTTTCTTACGACGGTAAAACATATAGAGTTATAGAATGACAAAACTTACAACTATACAGTTCAGACCTGGAATCAATAGAGAAAACACAAATTACTCTAATGAGAACGGTTGGTTTGATGGAAATTTAATTAGGTTTGCTAAAGGTCTCCCTGAAAAAATAGGTGGCTGGAGAAAAGATAACAGTAATACTTTTGAAGGCAACTGTAGAGCTTTACATGGATGGACAAATTTAGTAGGAACTAAATTTTTAGGTTTAGGCACAACTGTAAAATACTATGTAGAAGAAGGTGGTAGTTTTTACGATATAACCCCTTTACGAGAAACAACTGCTGCAGGAGATGTCACTTTTGCTGCAAGTGATGGCTCAAGCACAATAACTGCTACGGACAGTAATCATGGGTTATCTGTAGGAGATTATGTAAGTTTTAGTGGTGCAGCAACTTTTGGTGGTAATATAACAGCTGATGTTATAAACCAAGAAGGTACTTCACTTAATCAATCTGGTTTTGAAGTAGTTTCTGTACCAACCGTCAACACTTATACATTTACTGTCCCAGTGACAGCAAATGCTTCAGATGCAGGAAGTGGCAAAGGTGGAAGTAGCGTGATAGGTTATTATCAAATACAGATAGGTCTTGATAATTATGTATCAGGTACAGGTTGGGGAGCAGGTGCTTGGGGAGAAAGTACTTTCGGTTCTACTAGTCCACTAGCTTTTGGTAATCAATTAAGACTGTGGTCTCATGATAATTTTGGTGAAGATTTACTAATCAATCCAAGAAATGGCGGAGTTTTTTATTGGGATAATTCTGCAGGAGTATCTTGGGCAACTAACCCATCAAATAATAGAGCTAAAAATTTAACAGATTTAGCAGGATCTAATTTAGCTCCAACTGTTGGTTTAGTGACCCTAGTTTCTCAAGTAGATAGGCATGCTATCGTTATGGGTGCTGACCCTTTAAATGCTGCAGGTACAGCAAGAACAGGAGTACAAGATCCACTTTTCATAGCATTTTGTGACCAAGAAAATATATCAGAGTGGGAACCTAAAAGTACAAATACTGCTGGTTCTTTAACTTTATCAGAAGGAAGTATAATTATTGGTGCTCAAAAATCTAGGCAAGAGATATTAGTTTGGACTGATACTGCTTTGTATAGTATGCAGTTTGTTGGACCACCTTTTACATTTGGTATAAATTTAATAAATAAAGAAACAGGATTAATTGGACCTAATGCAGCAATAGTCACCTCTAAAGGTGTTTTTTGGATGGCTATTGATAACTTTTATGTATACACAGGAACAGTACAAAAAATACCTTGTTCTGTTTTAAGTTATGTATTTAATGATTTGAATATTTCGGAAGCATATAAATTTCATGCTTTTTTAAATGAAGAGTTTGATGAAGTAGGTTGGTTTTATACTTCTGCTGGTGGGAGTGAGATAGATAGATATGTTTCTTATAACTACGCTAATAATGCATGGGCTTATGGTCAATTAAGCAGAACAGCTTGGTTAGACGCAGGCACAGAACCATACCCGAGAGCTACAGGTAGTAATTATTTATATCAACATGAGTTTGGTTATGATGATGACGGTAGCCCTATGACTAATGTATTTATAGAAAGTTCTGATATGGACATGGAAGATGGTGATCAATTTAGTTTTGTGAGCAAACTTATACCAGACGTTAGGTTTTTAAACAACTCTAGTGATGGTCAAATAAATTTTGTATTAAAAACTCGTAATGCTCCAGGAGAAACTTTAACTACAAATAGTACAAATGTAGTGGCTGGTGATACAGCTAAAGTAGATTTAAGATCAAGATCAAGACAGATAGCTGTGCGTTTTGAATCTGATGATGACGCTTCATATCCAGGAAACACAGACACAGGTTGGCGATTAGGTAATAATAGAATAGAAATAAAACCTAACGGGAGAAGATGAGTAAACTTCTACAAACACAACTACCCACAAGTATGGATGGTAGTATAGACGGTAATCTGTACAATAGGTTAGTTCGTATTCTTGAAATTAATTTAGGTCAATTTGATCCTGATAACACTCGTCAAATAACAACTCAGGAAAAATTAGAAAATAAATTTAATCAAGGGGCTATAGTATTTGACACAACTTTAAATAAACTACAAGTTTATGACGGCGATAACTGGTTAAATATCGATACAACTGACTCTTCTTCTTTTAGTGGTCCGCCAGAAAATGGCTTATCGGCTCAAGCAAGTTTAGGTATAGTATCAGTATTGACGAAGGGAGCAACCAGTATTCACTTGTGACAAAACAGAAAAGATGTCCTTACTGTAATAAATTTACTGATAGGTGGCATAATAATAAACCTCAAGCATGTGGTGCTTGTTTACAAAAAGCTAAAAAACTACATATATCTAGTTCTAGATATAGGTTTATGAAAAATTTGCTTATACAACTAAGATATTCAAGAGAAAAACAAGGACATACATTTACGCTTATACCAGAGGACTTATACGAGCTCTGGGACGAGCAGGACGGTAGATGTGCTTTATCTGGTATACCTATGACTTTTAATAAAAGTGACGGTGGAGAGGACACAAACGTCTCTATTGATAGGATAAAACCGAAAGGTTTATATGTAAGAAAGAATATACAACTAGTTGCAAAAAAGGTAAACTTACTCAAGCATACCCTAGAAGAAAATGAATTAATCGACTGGGTAGATAAGATTTATGGTCATAAGATATTAAATAAATAATATGATAGGTCAAGTAATAGAAGTAGCAGATAAAGTATTAGGTAAATTCATACCTGATAAAAATCTAAAAATGAAGCTACAGAAAGAGATGACTATGGCGTTTCATGACGCTAATCTCGCACAAATACAATTAAATAAACAAGAAGCTGCACATAAAAACATATTTGTAGCTGGTTGGCGACCATTTGTGGGATGGACTTGTGGTGTAGCTTTAGCGTATCACTTTGTTGTTTCCCCTATAATAGAGACTATTCTTATAGCTACTGGTGTGGCTATAGATCTACCGAGCTTTGAGTTTTCACAATTATCTAGTATACTTATGGGTATGCTCGGATTAGGTGGTCTTAGAACTTATGAGAAAATGAAAGGAGTCTCAAGAGAGAAATGAATCTTTTAAAATCATTACCTGTTATGGGACAATTCCAAAGTGGCATAGCGCAACTGGGTGGAATAAGTGGTCTTTTAAATAAAGGTCAAATGGGTTTATTGAAAGATATCCCTCTTTCTCCATTATTGGGAGATAAAGTCACAGCACAGATGTCTGCTGTATTACCAGAAGAACTTATGGGCACAACACCTGGAATGAACATAGCATCCGATATGTCGGAACAAATGATGATGGAGATGGGTCAGTCAGATCCCGAAGCTATGACCCAAAAAATACTTGCTGATCAAGGCAGGTATGGTGATCAAGTTATGGGACATCTAGCTCCAGGAGAAATCGTAATACCTAAAAAATTAGCACAAGACCCAGAGCTTTTACAGACCTTACAAGAAGTCTACGACAAATTCGGTGTTGATATGAATCAATATACCGTGGGCAACGATGCAAACTCAATCAATCCTAACACAGGAATCATGGAGTTTGGGTTTTTAAGTGATTTATGGGGAGACATTAAGAAAAATGCTCCGACTATCGGACACATAGTAGGTTTTGCTGTAGCTGGACCTCCAGGTGCAGCGATAGGTGGTGCTATTGGTGGTGCTGTAAAAGAAGGTGATTTAGGTTATGCTGCAAAACAGGCACTAACAGGTTACACTCTTGGTAGTATGGCTCAAGGTGCAGGGCTACAAGGTGGTACATTGGGTTCAGCTACTCCTGTAGGAAATTTGACCACAACAGGTGGAGTCATTTCAGACTCAATAGGTCAAAACTTCGTACTAGGTCCTGGTGGACAAGGTTTAGTTGGTGCAGGTCCACAATTAGGTTTTGGTGCAGGTGGAGTCACTTCTGGTGGAGTAGGTGGATTTTTAGAAAACTTAGGGGCTAATGCAAGAGGAATATTTGGCACTGCTGGTCCAGGGGCAACAGGCATAGGCTCAGCGTTTCAAGGTTTAAGTGGTATGGAAAAAGCTATAGTTGGTCTAGGGGCTATGGGTGCCATGGGTGGCATGAAAACTCCTGAACAAGAAGAACAAGAAAGAACTTTAATGCAAAATCCACAAATACTAGATTATATGAATAAAGGGATGGGTCAGGCAGGATCTTTTGATTTCCCTTCTGGTCCACAATTAGCAAGACAGTCTAGGAATCAAGCAGCAGGGTTAATACCATTAAACGCAGGCATAGAAAATTCAGCTTTATTAAATTATTTAGAATCTATGAGAGCTCAACCAGTGAGTCAGGTAGTTTACCCTAATTTCGAGACAGTATAATGGCGATAAACACTACACAAGCAACTACTTCCCCACCTATATTTTATGGTGAATTGATGAGTCAAGGAGTGTTTCCTGCTCTTAATAAAGAATTTCAAAACTTATTAACTGATGGAACAACTCCTTATAATTATGAAGGACAAAGAATAGCAGACTTCACACCTGACCAACTTCAAGCATTTGAATTAGCTAGACAAGGTGTAGGAAGTTATCTTCCTGGAATGACTTCGGCTCAAAACTTTTTAAGTGGTGCATTAGATACAGGCACTAATTTAATGCAAACTGGTGTTCAGCAAGGTATATCAGGTACACAAGAAGGGCAAAATATTCTAAGAAGTATGGCTGGTGGATTTGATCCTACAGATACAGCTAGGTTTTACAATCCTTATGAAGACGCTGTAGTCGATCAAACTTTATCAGACTTTCAAGATCAATTTGATATAACTCAAAACCAACTAAATAATCAAGCCATACAGTCTGGTGCTTTTGGTGGGTCAAGAGGTAGGTTAATGCAAGCTGACTTGGCAGAAAGATTTGGTAAAGGTGCAGCAGAAGCTGTAGGTGGTATAAGAAGGCAAGGTTTTAGTGATGCTATGGCTAACGCACAAGCTGCATTTAAAGGCAGAGGAACTGTAGCTGGTGGGCTAGGTTCACTAGCTGGTAATTTAGCAAACATAGGTATAGCTGGTGGTGGTGATTTAATTAACACTGTAGGCAGAGGTGCAGGTGCTCTCGGTAATATAAACACAGGTATATATAATTTAATGGGTGGAGATATTAACAGGTTAAGTTCGCTTGGGGCTCAACAACAAGGACAAGCTCAAAGAGGACTTGATATTGATTATGGTAATTATGTTGGTTCAATAAATTATCCGATGAGTGTCCTTAGGAATGTGGGTAGCTTAGCATCTGGTATTGCTCCGACACTGGGCAGTAATGTTTTCCAAACAGTAGAAGACGTAAATGACCCTGAGCCACAGCCAAATAAATTTATGCAATTAGCAGGTACAGGATTACAGCTATACGGAATGGCGAAAGGTTTGAACCACAATAATATGCAAGACACTATAATTTAATATACAAATGGCACAAAGATTTGACCCAATAACACAAGGTTTCCAATTAAGTGGTTTAGATAGTCTATTTCAACAAAGCCCAGCAAACTTAGCAAGTAGTTTATTAAACTCAGGAATGTCTCCTCAGGAAGTATCATTACAGACAGGTTTAAGCCCTGATGAGCTTATGCTACTTCAAAGAGATCAAATGACTAACGTACCAGAACAGCCACCTATGGCTACTATGGGTATGGATCAAAGTGGTGGTATAGCTTCTACTCTAGGCAGAGGGTTAATGTCAAGCGATCCTACAGGTGAGCTAGGTATAGTGACGAGTCATATGGTAGATCAAATGGATATGTTGGGTCTTACTAAAGATGAAGACACTGCTGATGACTTAGACACAATAGTCGCAGCACAAATAAACTCAGCTGCAGAAAAAGTACAAACTGCGGAAGCGAGTGGTGATCCTCAACAATTAGCGGAAGCACAAAAAAATGCTAACGATATAACTTCACTCAATACTTCTATAGTAAGTTTTTTAGGTAATAGCCCAGAAGAAAGAAAAGAAAAAATGCAGATATACAAAAACGCTGCAGCAAGTATGTTGGGTGGGGATGATTTAGAAAAATATATTCGTAGACCAGATGAAGCATTACCTTACATGGTGGCAGGCATGTCTTTAATGCAATCAGGTGCAGAAGGCGAGGACTGGACAACTGCTTTGACTAATGCTTTTAGTAAATACGCAGTCACTAAAAAACAAGAAGATAGGCAATTTGATGATAAATACTTACAATTTAAATTAAACGAACGAATACGTAAAGATGAGTTTGCTACTAATTTAGCACTAGAGGATTTAAAAATATCTGCTGCACAAATTACTGAAAAAGGCACACCATACATAGTGAACGGAGGTATGCGAATATTGAACACTATGGAAGCCACTAAATTAAGTAGAACAGAAGGTGTTGACATAAGACCTTACGATAAAGATCTTGATGGAAAAGTATCAGACTATACCATAACTGACCCAAACGGCAATAGCATTACCACACTACTGACTAACAGTGAAGCAAGTGGATATCAAGACATGGGTTTTCAAATAGTTTCAGGTAATCAAAATAAAGATACAAAACAATACCAAATAGTGTACCCAGAAGGTTTCACAGGAGCTCCAGGATCTAGATTAGAAGGTAATCCTAATTTTGCAAATCTAACTGATAGTCAAGTAGAAAATTTAAGGAAAAAGTTTCCTGATGTTGACTTTAGTGATAAGGATATTGATTTAATACCTATTCTTAGAAATATAGACGGTAAACTTATGCCTATGCTTGTACCAGAAACTCAAGTAAATTATAAAACTGACCAAAAACAATACGCAGGTGGGTTTACATTCTCTGTTGATAGTGAAGGAAATACTACTTTTATATCTGGTCCTGGTGGTAGTGAACGAACTTTAAATAAAGACAGAAGAAATAGAACAAAAGAGTTTAGAGAACAAGCCACAGATATTGCTGAGGTGTACACGCTACTTGATGATATAATGAAAGTAGTCGATCAAGGTGCCCAGCTTCCAGGTGGTGCTAGAACATTCTCTAATTTTATGCAACGAGGTTTAGATGAGATTGGTGCAATAGGTAGTGGTTTTGATAATATTGTCACAGCTACAAACGATGTTTTAAATTTCACAGATACAACTTTTAAAGGTGCAGACGGTAGTTCTATCACAGCTCAACAGTTATTTACTGATTTTACAAATACAGAAGAGTACTCTGGGTTGTTAGGAACTAATGTAAATAATAGAGAATACCAAGCATTGACTTTCAACTTAGCTGTTGCTTTAGCGAAAGCTATGGGGCTAGGTGAAGCCAGAGCGTTATCAGATAGAGATTTAGTACACGCTATGAAATCGGCTGGTTTTGACTCTTCTAATAGAGAAAGTTTAGTCGCAAGACATAACCAATTGAGAAAACAACTACTTAGGAGTCTCTATCAAACTAAATTTGGACTTGAATCAGATGTATATTTAACAGGAGATGATAAGTTCGTAGAAGGTTTAAACGCTATACTACAAAACCCAATCGATCCATTTAATCCAGATGTTTCTTTTGCAAGTCTCTATAAAGACATAGAGAGTGAAACTGATGACACATCACAAACTACTACACAGCAATCTCAAACAAGTACAGGTCAACCCAATTACAGCACAAGATATACACCTTTCTTCTCAAGTTTAGGTAGAGAGGATAATTTCTCAGCTATACTAGAAAGAATAAGTAAAAAAGCTAATGAAGTTAGCAACGAGTCTAGTTCAGTTAGACAAATGTTTGTGAAAGATATAACAAATTACATATTGACTTTACCACAAGATCAAAAATTTCTCATAGCAGACGAAATACAAAAAATTATGGAAGGTACGGAATAACATGGCAAACGATGATATTATAGATCTACCCACAACAGACGATTTACTTAACCAAAGATTACAAAGTCTTTTAAACAACCCTAAAGCATTTGATGCATTTAAAAACCTGCCCACTGTGTACTCTACTCAAGATGACGAGATTTCACGTGCACTTGAGGTAGAAAAATTAGCTGAATATGGTTATGGTCCCGACCAGTATAGACAGAAAAGGAATATAGCTAGCAATCAGCCGTGGTCTTTACTTGAAGGCAAACCTAGACTAACCTATGAAGATCCTAGACTAACCTATGAAGATCTTATCACAGCTGACCAAAACCTATACTCTAGTGCTGTAGCACGTGGTGTAAAAGCTGGAGATCCTTATTTTTTCCAAAGAAAAATACTAGATAGGTTACAACCTCGAGACCTTGGCGAAATGTTTCAAATTGACTATGAAAATAATTTACCATTCGGGTTTTTACACGACTATAGTAATCTACCACCCTCAATAATCAACACTCCAACTCAAAATAGTAAAGAAACAATCGAAAGATTATTAAGAGAAAAATTTAATAATGCGTACGCAAAAGAAGGTCAAGAATTTCCTCCAGATTATGATTTTGATGTACAGTCAGACCCTAGTGGTACAGTAGGTTTTACTTTTCAAAACCCTTATTTAGACGGTAAACGTTCTGCAGTAAATCCTCCAGGTTTACAATTTATGGAAGCTGTACCTTTTGTGAGCCAATTAGCACTTGAGATTGGTGCTGGTATTGCAGGTACGACAGGTGGAACGGCTATTGGTGCTACTGGAGGTCCAGGTGGAGCGATAGCTGGTGGAATAACAGGTGGTATAGTAGCAGAAGGAACTGCAGCATTTCTTTATAAATATAGTGTTCTAAATAATTTACAAGAAAGAGGCATTATAGCTGAGGATTATCCTATACTAAAAGACGCTATGAAAGAAGCAGGTATAATTATGGGTATAGGGGGAAGTGTCAACACTATGCTGGCTATACTCTCAAGAGGAAAATTTAAAATTCCTGGAGGTGGAGTTCTTGATCCTGGACTTAAAGGTGGAAGAGATAGAGGCGCAGGTACTTTACCATTCGGCATAGACGAAGATGAATTTATTAAAGCATTTGAATATGTGTCTAAAAATATAGAGGACACTAATTTAATTTCAGTTAGTAATCTTACTGCCCCACAGGTTGTAAAAGCATACGCTGAAATACAAGCTGCACAAGGTGGACCAAAACTTGTAAGTCCGTTTGAAGCAGGACAAAAAGAATTAGAAAAAGCAGCAACTTCTATTGAAGGAAGTAATATAAGAATTAAGCTTGAAGATCAAAAAGAATTAGGTGAAAGAGCAGTAGACGATATTTTTGAAACAGGTGCAGATTTAAATAAAATAGACGCTTTTCAAGAAGGGTCAGATATAGCTATGTCAAGAACAGGTACACAAGTGCGTGACGCAACACTAGACTACACTGAAAGTGCACCTAATGTTATAATTGCTAAAAACAATATGGATGACTTTATAAAGAGAAACTCAGATGAATTTACAAAATTTTTGGACGGTGGTATAGATGTTTCTCCATCAACTATAACTAGAAATATACAAGAAGATTTCTATAATTTAAGAATGGCTAGGCAAAAAGAATCAGATGAGGCTTTTGACTTAGCATTTAATTCTATAAAAGACAAAAGAAAAAAACCTTTTGATATGACAGAAGTTGCCGAAGTTTTTGAGGGAATAATTAAACAATCGAAAGACCAAATATTCCCTCCAGGAGAACTAATAGGTATAGCAAAAAGAGCAATAAACAAAATAAAAGGTACTGATAAAATAAAGGGTCAAAAATTTCAATCAAGAGAGTCATTTGACGCAGATTTAGAAGAACTTAGGGGAATTTTATTTGACGCATATCAAAACCCTCAAAGAAATAGAAAACTAATCTCGGAATTAGAAAAAGTTATAGATACGTATGATGCCACAAGATACAAAACTTTAGTAGAACAAGGTGGTGAAGGAAGCACTAAATTACTAGATGATGCTTTAGACAAATATAAAGTATTGACAAATCAATATAAATCAGGGTTAATAGGAGATATAACTAGATTAAGCAATAACGTCGTGAATTCACTTAGTGCTGATAGTCTTTCAGCTTCTAACAGATTATTAAAATTTATAAACTCAGGATCTACTATAACTGATGATGGAGTTATCAGTTCTCCTAAGTATTTAAGTGAAATCTTTTTAGACCCTAATAATGCTAAATTAGTAGATGATGTCAGATTAGCAGGTAAAAATAATTTATTTGAAAATGTTTTTGATATAAAAGACGGTAAGATCATACCTAAAGAAAATGGAGAAGAATTACTTAGAGTGTGGAAAAATAACAATGCTAGTCTATTAGATCCTAGCAATGGAATATTTTCTAAACAAGAATTAGACAGTTTTGCCAATGTTGATCAATTGGTTAGAAGATATAACAAAGATTTAGAAGCTGAAAACTTATTCTTACAAAAAGCGAAAAATAGTGTCGATATAGATGTAATCACTAAAGATAACTTAGACCAACCAGAAATTTGGTTTAGTCAAATATTCGAACCGAATAATGTGACGAAACCAAGTAAACTATTTGAAATAGTAAAAGCTGCAGATAATCAATCAGGTGGCACACAGTTAATGGACAAAGTTAAATTAGCTATGTATGACGACTTTATGAAAAAAACTTCTACAAAACAGCTAGGCACAGATGTGTTTGACGCAAATAAAATGGGTCAATATATATCTGAACATGGTGCAGCGATGGGTGTGTTTTTAGGTGACGATTTTGTAGAAGGTTTAACTAAACTCCAAAGGCAATTAAAAGTCTTACTTCCAGCTGAAGGACAAGGATTTGGTGAGGGTGTCAAACTCCCTCTCTATAAAGCTGCACAATCTGTACTTAGAGCATATGTGGGGCTATTTACGAGACCAGGAAGATTCTTAACTGCTGCAAACCAGTTAATTGGTAGTAGGGGAAGTAAAAAACAATTAGATATAATGAATGACCCTAAACTGCTATATGATGCTTTAATGGTTCAAAGAGGATTAGACGACCCAATAGCTAATATGGTCAGAAGAGACGTAGGTTATTTGTTAGGGGAATACATATATCATCCAGGGGATTTGGTAGGAGAACTTACTGGTGCTGCTCAAGGTAGGTCTAATGAGGATAGAATAGAGATGTTAAAAGATGATCTACAATATCAAATGGAAAAATCTATAGAAAAAGATTTAGATGAACTGAATTTTCAACCAAACAGCCAAGTATCAGGTGGTCCACCTTCTTCTGGAAACATGAAAAGAAGTATTATGCCACTTAAATACGATTTCTAAACTAACCAGTCTTTCCACTTTTCTTCACCAAGCACAGTTTGAGCAATGTTTTGTTTTTGACGCAAGGCTTTCACTATTTTTTCATCAACAGTTTTTTCACACACTATATCAATATATGTGACCTTATCATTTTGACCGATACGATGAGCTCTATCTTCTGACTGTAGCCTTTTCTCTAAATCATAATTATTAGAATAATATATGACTGTATTTGCAGCAGTCAAGGTAATACCATAACCACCTGTCTGTGTATTACCTACAAAAAATCTCATTTTACTGTCAGGGTTTTGAAAATCCCTTATAATACCTTCACGCTCTGATTGTTGTACGTCACCAAAGTACATACCTACTGAGTCAGAGCCATATTTCTCACTGAGGGCTTTATTTATCTTTCTAATGTCATGCCTATAGTTAGCCCAGATAATAACCTTGCCTTGAACTTCTTCTATTATCTGTAATAATTCTTCCAACCTATTAGAATCTAACTCTTTCGTAGTACCCTCATCAGTATTTATAAAACCACAAGATATTTGATGTAATCTCACTATTTGTGTAATTACAGAGTTAATTGTGACCTTTTCGCCTGACAGTACGGCTAAAGCATTGCGTTGAATATCCTTGTAGACGCGTTTTTGGTCGTCTGTCATCTCTATTTTTCGCTTAATATACACTTTTGGAGGAAGGTCAAGGCATTCTTTTTTCAAGATACGGAAACTAAATGACCTTAATAATTCATTTAATTCGTTCAAGTTCTTATAGCCTGTGACTAATTTAAAGTTCCTACCGTTCATGGAACGTTCTACTAAGTCAGCAAACCTTGCTCTGAATGAAAAATAACTACTGAAACCTAGTAGTGATGGGTCTAGAAAATAACATTGACTAAATAAATCTAGTGGACTTTTTGTCACAGGAGAGCCTGTCAGTATTCTTTTATAATATGCATACTTACCAAGTCTTACAGTATTGACAGTTCTCTTAGCTTTGTAGTTTTTGATAGTTGTACTTTCATCTATAATAAACATACATTGACGTTCCATTAAAAACTTAGAAGCTATCTCAGTACCTTTCTTTGTACTGAATGCTTCTATGTTCATAATAAATATCTTTAGCTCATCTGATTTATCAAACAGAGTTTCTAAGTTTTCTTTATTCTTTTTAGTATTAGCGTTTGACCATTTGACTACCGATCTTGGTATTTCGTCAGGTAAGTGTGTTGGTATTTCGTATGTAAACCAATTATCGTATACACCTTTGGGTGCAACTATGAGTACACCGTTCAGTTTTTTATCTATGTACAACTTAGCAAAGTTGTCAATTACTACTTTTGACTTACCACAGCCCATCTCCATAAATAAAGCGAATGCTTCTTTATCACATGACATCTTCAATGCACTTATCTGATGAGCATACGGTGTGGTTTTATAAATAAACTGACTCATATAGGGGATAGCATATTTATACTTAACCAGAAAGTAAATGATTGCTCGTGATTTATTAGCACTATCTAGCTAATAGGGTGATAATATATCAGCTAATAGGTAGCTTAAGTAATTGATTTATTTAAGGATATACCTAAGAACATATTGACCTATTAGCTAAAATTAACATTTATCCTTTACTAAAAATAAAATCTCCCTATACTACTAATAGTAAATAGTACTAATAGGCACTGATGGTGGTGCCGTATAAGTTTTGTCATTTTCCATGATCCTCCTAAGACAATAAACTTGACAAGACACACCATCACTTATTATGATGGAATTTATAAAAGGAGAATTTACAGGTTTTGATTGTGGCATAACTACTTGGGACGAGCCAAGAGTTCGCATGTATAAAGGTAAAAAGGTAGTAGGTAGACCAACTCGTGGATTTGGTGATAGCCCTTTTAATTATGCTGGTAAACTATATGAGCCTGAGCCATGGACCACTCCTATGACTGCTATAAAATTAAACGCAGAATATTTAGTAAGTGAGAAGTTAAAGAGAAAAGTAAAATTTAATTTTTGTTTGTGTGGGTATTATGGACCAGAAGGTAAAGGCATACCCCACCACTCTGATACAGTACCTACTAAAAATGACATAGTTTTGTCCGTGTCTCTTGGTGCACCGAGAGTATTTGAATGGCTAGAGTACGAAAAGAACATAAAAGATAGAGTAGACACTAGTGAAATATACACTAAGTATATTCCTAAAAAAAGTTTGACACATTATTTAATGGAAGATGGAGATGTTTTTATATTTGACGGTAAATCTCAAATGAGAAGTACACACGCAGTGTTAGATATGAAAGGTTGTGGAGAGAGAATCAACCTCACATTTAGAAGTGGCGTTTAAATACGCAACAGCCTATTTACTTTTATTACCAAAAATAGTTTAATAGAGACGCACTACCAAAAGTAGTGATAACTAAGGAAAAATTATGACAAATATATTAGATCAAATGGAAAAAGATGCAGAGGAGAAAGAAATTAAGTCTGAAGATTTAAAAAGTATTTCTGCTTTAGCTAAAGACCTGAAAGACCTAGAAGCTCAAATAGAAGAACAGCAAGATGTTCTTAACAATCTTAAAAATAAATACCGTCAAATAAGTGAAGAGGACTTACCTTCTAAATTAGAAGAAGTAGGTATGTCTGAATTTAAACTTAGCGATGGTACTTCTATTTCAGTAAACAGGTTTTACTCTGGTCGTATCACTGAGGAAAATAGAGACCAATGTTTTCATTGGCTTGAAGAAAATGGTCTTGGTGATATTATAAAGAACACTGTCTCGGCTAACTTCGGTAGAGGTGAAGACGAGAGTGCAAAAACTCTTATGACTAACTTAGAGAAAGAAGGGTACTCACTCATGCAGAAAAAATGGGTAGAGCCTATGACTCTCAAAGCTGTCATTAAAGAGCAGGTAGAAAAAGGTAGCGACCTCCCTTTAGAAACCTTTAACGTATATGTAGGTCGTAAAATAAAGGTGAAAAAATGACAACTAACGAAGCTGTTAAAGAAGACGTAGAGGCTACTCCTACTGAATCTAAGCCATCAAAAGAAGTAGCTAAAAAATCAAACACGGCTATAGCCACTGCCTCATTATTTGAGGAAGATGCTGGGTCAGGTTTGGAAAATGTGACCTCTGACGATATTACTATCCCTCGTCTTAAAATACTTCAAGCTATGAGCCCAGAAGTAAATAAGAAGGATGGTAAATATATTGAGGGTGCAGTAGCTGGTGATATAACCAACACAGTCACTAAAGAAATCTTTAGAGAAGATGTTGGATGTTTTGTATTACCAGTTTCTTATAGACGTATGTTTCTCGAGTGGCAGCCACGTGAGACAGGTGGAGGGTTGGTGACGCAACACTTCGACCCTGAAATACTACGTCAAACTAAAAAGGATAGGGATGGTAGAGATGTCCTCGATAATGGAAACTATATCCAGACATCAGCAACTCACTATTGCCTAGTACTAGACGGTGACTCGTTTCAACAAGTTATGATTCCTATGGCTGGAACACAGTTAAAGAAATCAAGAACTTGGAACGCAGTTATGGCTAGTCTAAAAGTGAAAAAAGCGGACGGTGGTGTTTTTACTCCTCCTACCTATAGCCACAAATATAAACTGACTACTGTACAGGAGTCAAATGATCGTGGTACATGGTTCGGTTGGAATGTAGACATGGTGGGTCCAGTCACAGAAGAAGAAACAGATATGTATCTTGCAGCTAAACAGTTTTCACAAACTATTGGTAGTGAAAATGTTGTGATGGCTACTTCTAACGACGAAGCTCCTTTCTAATCCTTTTTTAAATTACAGTTCTAGGGTAAGTTATATGTACTTACCCTAGACTAAGACTTGAGGATAGATTGGAGAATTATTCAAATAAATTAAATGAAATATTCAGAGGCTCTAACAGAGCTCATGGTACTTTTACTGTTGACATAGCAACTACAGGTCAGAAAAAATCAGGTAAAGCAAAAACTATTAAAACTGTAGGGGCTACTACAAATCATTGGGACGACCACCTTAGTGGTAAATCAGGGCTAGGTATTATACCTATAGACGAAGAAAACATGGTACGGTGGGGTGCCATTGACGTTGACCAATACTCATTAGATTTAAAAAAATTAGTATTAAAGATAGAAGAATTTGGCTTACCACTTATAGTGTGTAGAAGTAAAAGTGGTGGAGCTCACATATACTGTTTTACTCGAGAGCGAGTAAGTGCAGGAGATATGCAAGATAAGTTAAGAGAAATATCTGCAGGACTAGGTTATGGTGGTGTAGAGATATTTCCTAAGCAAAGAGAGGTATTAGTAGATAGGGGAGACTTAGGCTCATGGCTAAATATGCCCTATTTCGAGGGCGAAAACTCTCTTAGGTACGCTTTCGATACTAAGGGCGAGGCACTAAGTATAGACGGCTTTATAGAGCATATAGAAAAAAGGTCGTTAAGTTTAGAAGAATTACTAGAGTTAGAAGTACCTCTATTAGATGACATGAAAGACGGTCCACCTTGTCTACAAGTATTACTTAAACAAGGTTTTCCAGAAGGCACAAGAAATAATGGTTTATTTAATGTGGGTGTATATTTAAAGAAAGCTATACCAGAAACTTGGGAAACTGAGATAGAAGAGTATAACAGAAAATATGTGACACCACCTTTACCTGCTCAAGAAGTTTTAACCTTAATAAGTACATTAAGAAAAAAAGAGTACAACTATAAATGCTCAGATGAACCAATCAAGTCTTACTGTAATGTAAGTAAATGTAGGAGCTGTAAGTACGGCATCGGCAACGGGAACACGGCTCCTACATTCTCTAGTTTAGCTAAGTTAGACAGTAATCCACCTCTCTGGTTTTTATCTATTGATGATAAAAGATTAGAGTTAAGCACCGAACAACTTCAAAATCAAATAAAGTTTCAAAGAGTGTGTATGGAGATTTTAAATATAATGCCACAGCGTATGAACGACAGGGCTTGGCAGACTCTTATACAAAACTTAATGGACAACGGTATGGAGATTATAGAGGTAAGTGATGATATTTCTGTAGAGGGGCAGTTTATGGATTTACTCGAATCTTTTTGTACTGATATGGCACAAGCTAATACAAGAGACGAGATACTTTTAGGTAAGCCTTTCACAGAAGATAGTCGTACCTTTTTTAGAATTAAAGATTTAAAAGAGTACCTTTTAAAACACAGGTTCACAGAAATGGATACTAACAGAATAGCATCTAAGCTAAGAGACATGAAAGCTGAACACAAGTTTTTAAACTTAAAAGGTAGGGGAGTTAATGTATGGTCTATACCTGAGTTTGAATATGGAGTAGAGAACTTAGAGCTTGAGCCAACTAACTTTGAGGGGTCAGACTTATAATGTATAACGTGGTTCTTGGTCCACCTGGAACTGGAAAAACAACGTACCTTTTGAACAAAGTAGAAGAGTATTTTGAGAAAGGTACTCCACCAGAAAAACTTGGCTACTTAGCATTTACTAAAAAAGCTGCAAACGAAGCACTCGCAAGAGCTATGGGTAAGTTTTCATACACAAGCCAAGAGCTGTGTTATTTTAGGACGCTACACTCACTCTGTTATCATTGGTTAGGTTTTACTAAGAACGATGTATTAGCTAGGAGTAATCTTAGAGAGTTTAGTAGGACTATAGGTGAGAGAATAAACTCTGCGTGGGATGGTGAAAATATAATGACACTATCAAGCAAGGGGGATAGAATGCTGTTCTTAGAAAACATGGCTCGTAATCAATCAATGGGCTATAAAGAAATATGGAACAACGCTAACGATTTAGATATAACATGGATGCATTTTAATTGGTTTTGTAAAAACTATTCTAAGTATAAGAGCCAAAACTTTTTAATCGATTTTACAGACATGTTAGAGATGTTTCTTACTCACGACACCAAACCTAACTTAGATGTATTAATTATAGACGAGGCACAAGATTTATCAGCTCTACAGTGGAAGTGTGTAGAAAAATTAGCAGAAGGTGTAAAGCATGTGTACATAGCTGGTGATGATGATCAAGCCATTTATAAATGGGCAGGTGCTGATGTAAATCATTTTATAAATTTAAAAGGTAATAACATTTATTTAAAACAATCATACAGAGTACCTAGAAAAGTACACGATGTGGCATTAAGAATAGTAAAAAGAATAGGTAATAGAAAGGAAAAGGTATGGGAGCCTAGAGAAGAAGAGGGTCAAATAAATATACATATGGATTTTGAACATATTGATGTGTCAGAAGGTGAATGGTTATTTTTAGCTAGAAATAATTATCTACTGAATCAAGTAGAGGACTACCTTAAAAAGTCTGGTAGATTTTATCAGAGGGCAGGTAAATCTCCTGTGTCTGATACTTTAATCAATGCTATAAAAGATTGGGAAAGGTTAAGGAAAGGTCAGAAAATAGAAGCTGACAGTATAAGAAAAATCTACTCGTATATGAGGGCTGGTAAGGGAGTTAAGAAGGGGTATAAAACATTAAAAAGTTTATTAGGCGATACAGTTTTGAGTATGGGAGATTTAAAAAGAGACTATGGTTTATTAGTAGACGGTATATGGCATGAATCATTTGACCTTATAGGTATAACTCAGAGAGAGTACCTAATATCTTGCTTGAGGAGAAAAGAAAACTTAAATACATCAAGGATAAAACTTAGCACTATACATGCTTCTAAAGGTGGTGAGTGTGACAACGTAGTTTTATTATCTGATATGGCTACTAAGTCTTACGATGAATTATATAGAAACCCTGACAACGAGTGTAGAAACTTTTATGTAGGTGTGACTAGAACTAAAGAAAACCTACACATAGTGAGGTCTAAAACTAGAAAACAGTTTATTTTTTAGGAAGATCCCTATACTTAAACTTTACAAGTAAAGTAAAATATCGACGTGAATATTTTTAAATTAGACAATAATATACAGACTGCAGCAGAAATGCACTGTGACAAACATGTGTCTAAAATGATTTTAGAGTCAGCTCAAATGCTTTGTACAAGTTTTTGGATTCATGATCAAACAGCACCTTACAGACCTGTACATATGAAACACCCTTGTACTATATGGTCTGCAGCCAGTCTAGATAATTGGCTATGGCTAAAGGACTTGTTAATTTGTCTCAATGAAGAATTTATGTGGCGATATAATAAAAACGTATGTCATAAATCTTACGATGTTATTATGTCACTGCCCAACCCTTTGATAAAAAGTAAAGGGCTACAAGAACATCCACAATGCATGCCTGATCAATATAAAGTTCAGGGGAATGCAGTCGAGGCATATAGAAACTATTATATAGGCGAAAAAGTATTCGCGAAATGGACTAAACGAGGTACACCATCATGGTACAAGATAAAGTAGAAGGGTTTTTTAACTACATAAATGAAAGACACCAAATATATTTAAGGAGAAAAAACGGTCTTCATCCACCGTGGACAGAAGATAAGATATTAAAAACTTATAGTTTTTGTAATGTGTTTAGAGAACTAGACACAGTCACAGAATGGGTAAGAACAAACTGGAGAGAGCCATACTTTGACCACCCTAACTTAGCTTTCTCAATGTCCGTGGCTCGTCAAATAAATTGGCCATCCACCCTAGAAGAGATAGGTTTCCCTGAGGATTGGCAACCAGAAAAGGTAAAAGCCATAATGCAGGATAGAATGGATAGAGGAGAAAAAGTTTACACAGGTGCATATATGTTGACAGGTACTTTAGGTGGTACTAAGATAGAACAAACAGTAGACAAAATACTTACACCTTTATATAATAACCACCCAGAGATAGTTTCTGGTAGTTTAGAAGAGACTTGGAGAAACTATCTTCCTTACGCTGGATTTAGTGGGTTTATGTCATACGAAGTTGTCACAGATTTAAGGCACACACATTTATTAAGGAATGCTCGTGATATATATACTTGGGCAAATCCAGGTCCAGGAGCAAAGCGTGGACTAAATAGAATGAATTTAAGAACGCTTACTTGGGACTCAAATAAACATGACTGGAACGCAGAGATGTATGAGCTTTTACAAATAGCAGATAAATATCTAGAGCCACATGTACCAAAGCTAGAGATGAGAGAGATAGAGCATAGTTTATGTGAGTTTGATAAATATGAGAGAACTAGGTTAGGCGAGGGTAGACCTAGAGCAAAATATAACTACAGTAAATACCCTAATTTTAACGAGGCACAATACTTATGAAAATATATATACCAACTCGTGGAAGACCCACTAATCAAGAAACTCTAAAATGGTTTCCCGAATGGATGCAAGTTAATGGAGACGTGACGTTAGTCATTGACCACGATGAGCAACACTTATATACTAAATATCCTAACACACCTAAAATGGTAGTCCCAGAGGACTGTATAGGCATAGGGGCTAAACGAAAATATATTATAGAGCATAGCGATGACCCCCATATAGTTATGCTAGATGATGATTTACGTTTTTACATTCGTAAAAGCCCTACCGACTGGCACTTACGATACTTAGAGTCTGATGAGTATCCTGCTATGTTTGGCTTATTAGACGAGTGGCTCAGTCAAGGTTATGCCCACGTGGGTGTAAGTGCTAGGGAGGGTAATAATAGGGTAGAAGATTTATCTGTAGAAAATACTCGATACATGAGGGTACTCGCTTATAACTTAAACGAGTTTCCTGATGATATAGAGTGGGGTAGGACTAGGGTAATGGAAGATTTTGATATAGCCCTACAACTGCTGAGAAAAGGTAAAGCATGTAAGGTAAGTTTCTATTACGCACAAGGTCAAAAATCATCTAACGCTGACGGTGGTTGTAGTGAGTGGCGAACTATTGATGTACACAATGAAGGTGCAGAAAGACTACACTCCTTACACCCTACATGTGTTAAGGTAGTAGAGAAACAAACTAAAACTGCTTGGAACGGACTACCTCGTAAGGATGTAATCATAGGTTGGAAGAAAGCATATAAAGAAGGAGTAGGAGAGTAATGCACACACTAAAATGTAGAAACGTGAACGATGCCTTTTTGAGAGGCATGGACTTATTAGACTCACACGGTCACGTAGAAAAAACTAGGAACGGTGAAGTTATCACTGTAGAAGACCCTGTCACTACAGTTTATGCTAACCCTCGTGAGAGAGTTTTATTTGACCCAGATAGAGACGCTAACCCCTTTTTCCATTTTATGGAAGGTTTATGGATGTTAGCTGGTTTTAATGACTTAGCCACTATGGAACATTACAATAAAGGCATGAGTAGGTATAGTGATGATGGTGATACTTTGTGGGGAGCGTATGGATGGAGATGGCGTAGTTATTTTAAAGACCCCACGTTTAAAGATTTTGCTGGCAAAGATCAAATAAGAATTATCATCGATAGACTTAGAAATGACATTTATGACAGACGCTGTGTACTACAAATGTGGGACGCTGTGGGCGATTTAGGGCGAGATGGAGCTGACGTACCCTGTAATACGGCTATATACTTTAAAACTGTACACATTGACGGCTACAGTCCTCGTCTCGATATGACAGTATCAAATAGGTCAAACGATATTATCTGGGGTGCATATGGAGCTAACGTAGTGCACATGTCAATGCTGCATGAGTTTGTAGCTGCAGCAACAGGTATCCGAATAGGTAAGTACTATCAGGTAAGTAATAATTATCATGCATATTTAAACGTGTACGAGCCTATGAGAGAAAAACTACTACAGATAGATTCTTTTGATTATTACACAATAAAGCTATTAATTAATCACAATCCGTATAAACTAGACGAAGTAAATCCCTATCCTATGGTTAGCGTAGGCTTCCGTGATTGGGAATTTGACTTAATTATGTTTTTTACTAGAAAACCTTTTGAGCAGTTGGAGTTTAACGACCCATTTTTCTCTGAGGTCGCAGCCCCTATACAAGATGCTTGGTATCTTTCTAAGAAAGGTATGAAAGAAGAAGCACTTATAGAAATACAACACTGTAAGGCTGATGACTGGATGGAAGCTTGTTTTAGATGGTTATCTAGAAGAATAAAGTAAACAGGAGAATCAAATGATCGAACAGTGGTCTTATAGTCGTCTTAGTTGTTATGAGAAGTGTCCTAAACAAGCTGAGTTTAAATTTATTAAAAAGATAAAAGAGCCTGGAAGTCCTGCCATGGATCGTGGTAAGGATATGCATAAACTATGTGAGGAGTACATTCGTGGTAGGTTTGACGAATTACCGAAAGAGTTAAGAGAGTTTGAAGAAGCATTTGTAAAACTAAAAGAACTACATGAACTTGGTCAGGTGACATGTGAAAGTGACTGGGCTATAACTAAAGACTGGGATCAAACAGGTTGGTTTGATGAAGATACATGGGGCAGAGCTAAAGTAGATGCGTTTGTGTACGACGAGGGAAACTCTAAAGAAGCCAGAGTAATTGATTTTAAGACAGGTAGATACGAAGGCAATCAAGAAGCACATAAAGAACAGTGTGAGCTGTACGGTGGTATAGCCCTGAAAAGATACCCTGAGTTAGAAAAAATTATCACAGAGATGTGGTATTTAGATCATGGTAAAATAGATAGATACATCTATACTCAAGAGAGTATAAATATCAAAAGAGATAAGATACATATAAGAGCTGTAGAAATGACTGAGGCTACAGAGTTTCCTGCTAATCCTTCTAAGTGGAAGTGTAAGTGGTGTTATTTTGGTAAGCAGAATATGTGTAGAGAAAAATATGAGGAGTATTAATTATGAATGGATCTAACTTTGATTTAATTAAATTACTAGCCCATAATGATGTAGAAAAGCTAGAGGAAGCACAGGTCAGTTATGGTGACAGTTGGCGTTCTCGTGGTGGTGTTGGTGCATTTATGATGTTAGCTAGAAAGTTTGATAGGATAGAGAATCAGTGTAAAAAGAACGGCTACGATATATTTAAAACTATATTAGAAGACCCTAGCAACACTGGTATACTTGATGATATAAGAGACCTAAGAAGGTATTTACTACTTGTAGAAGGTCACATGACTAATAAAAAATAATGGATCAAAAAAGTTTCTTTCCACCTGAGTCCGACTGGACACCCCCAGATAGTTTCCCTGATTTAACACAAGCTAAAGAGATAGCTATTGATTTAGAAACTAGAGACCCACTGCTTATGACTCATGGTCCGAGCTGGGCTTGTAAGCAAGGAGAAATAATTGGGATAGGTATAGCTACAGAAGGTTGGAAAGGTTATTTCCCTGTGGCTCATCATTATGGGGCTAATTTAGATAGAGGAGTAGTCTATAAATGGTTAGCTAAACAGTTAGAGCATGACAACGATAAAGTATTTCATAACGCACAGTATGATTTAGGGTGGCTTACTTATGAGGGCTTTACTGTTAATGGTACTGTACAAGACACTATGATTGCTGCACCTTTGATAAATGAAAACGAGAGGAGATACTCTCTCAACAGTTTAGGCGAAAGGTTTATGGGAGAATTAAAAGATGAAAAACTTTTAACCGAGGCAGCAGAAGCATTTGGGCTAAACCCTAAATCAGAGATGTATAAATTAGAACCCAAATATGTTGGCATGTATGGTGAGCAAGATGCTGACCTTACCTATAGATTATGGCAAACTCTAAAAGAGAAAATAAAAGAGGAAGAGGTTAGTGAAATATATAAACTTGAGTCATCTTTAATAAGGGTACTTATAGAGATGAGGAGACGTGGTGTAAGAGTCGATTTAGATAAAGCAGATAGAGTTAGTCAGGAGTTAAAGGGTAAAGAACAAAAGATATTAAGTCAAATAAAAAATTGGTATGGTATTACCCCTGACCTATGGGCAGCAGCATCAGTCGCACAGGTATTTGACAGAGCTGGTTTAGATTACCCTAGATCGCCAAAACTAAATGCACCGAGTTTTACTTCTGCTTGGTTAGAGGCACATGACCATAAATTACCACTAGCGATAGCACAGGCTAGAAAACTTAATAAAGCTAGAACTACTTTTATAGATAAAATGATTTTAGACCACGAGGTAGACGGTAGAATACATGGGGAACTACACCCTTTAAGGTCAGATGATGGAGGCACAGTCACTGGTAGGTTTAGTTGTAGCAACCCTAACTTACAACAAGTACCAGCTCGTGATCCAGAAATAGGCAGTTTAATAAGAAGTTTATTTATACCAGAAGAAGACTGTCACTGGGGTTGTTTTGATTACTCTCAACAAGAGCCTAGACTTACAGTACATTACTCGCTACTTACTAAACAAGAAGGTGCACAAGAGGCAGCAGAGGCTTACACAGATGATGCAGACTTTCATCAAATAGTAGCAGACATGGCTAACATAAGTCGTAAGGAAGCTAAGAATATAAATCTAGGTTTGAGTTATGGTATGGGTAAAGATAAACTCATACGTCAATTAGGTATTAGTGAAGAAGAGGGTCAAATACTATTTGATCAGTATCATGAACGAGTACCTTTTATCCGTGGTCTACGAGATACTTGTGCTAGGCTAGGGTCAAATAGAGGTTATATAAAGACTATTCTAGGACGTAAGTGTCGCTTTAACCTTTACGAACCTATGTCGTATAGGGATACCCCTTACCCCTACGAAAAAGCCCTCGAAACGTATGGAAAAGGGCTTAAAAGGGCTTTTACATATAAGGCTATGAATCGACTTATACAAGGCTCAGCAGCAGACATGACTAAAAAAGCTATGCTGGATTTACATAAAGAAGGTATACTCGCACATACTCAAGTGCATGACGAGTTAAATATATCTGTTAAAGATAAACAGGAATGTGAAAAAGTCATTGAGGTTATGAGAGACTGTGTAAAAATCAATGTACCTAATAAAGTAGATGCTGAGATAGGTAAAAGCTGGGGAGAGATAGAAAATTATTTGGAGTATTTTAAATGAAGATAGGTATTACTTTTAGTGCTTTTGATTTATTACACGCAGGACATGTTGCTATGCTAGAAGAAGCTAAAGGTGTTTGTGACTATTTAATTGTAGGACTACATATTGACCCTAGTTTAGAAAGAGACAGTAAAAGCAAACCCATACAAAGTTTGATAGAAAGACAGATACAATTAAAGGGTTGTAAATATGTGGACGAAATAATTTGTTATGAAACAGAGCAAGATTTATTAAACTTACTCAATATGGTAAAATGGCATGTAAGAATAATAGGTGAGGAATATAAAGGAAAAGCATTTACTGGCTGTACAGAATTTAATAACCCACGCTCTGATAAAGAAATCTACTACAACTCTAGACAACATGGATTTTCTAGCACTGATTTAAGACAAAGGTATATTAATGACTAGGTACGATAAAAAGAGAATGTATTTTTCTATATACATGTTGTATAAAAATTCTGACGCTACTTTAGAAGAGATAGGTATGAAATATAAAATTTCAAAACAGAGGGTGTGGCAGATAGTTCGTATGTGTAAGCTAGGGCATAGTGATTACTACAAGGGATTAAAGGTTTATAATGAAGTTTGTAAAAAAGTAAAAGAGAAGTACCCTGATATGCATAATGATGTGTTGAGAGGGTGGCTTAGAGAAAATGGTATAAGACTCATAAAAAGCAGGAATGGCTCAGAAATCTCTACATCGAACAACAGGCTTAGCTGACTCTCCATGTATAGGAACTTGCTCAGTCACTCAATGGGGTACTGTGGTTTGTAAAGGTTGTGGTCGCACAGCTGAGGAAATAAGAGATTGGAACTCATACGACGATATAAAGAAAAAACTTATAGTGATAAGTTGCTGGGCTTTAGGGTACATGCCACGACAGAAAAGGGAGATGATTGAAGATGAAGAAATACATTCACGTTAATCAACATAAAATCAAAGCTAACTTGAAACACGGCACTGATGAGCCAGTTATTACTATAAAAGAAGGAAAGAATAATACTTACTGTCACGCAGTTAAAATTCTAGGAGAGAGTACAGTCAGGTATGGGGGCAATGATAAGCCCATCCTGTCCTGTGGTGCTAGAGTTGTGATAGAAACTACGGCAGATATAGAGGTGGTTAATGATTAATGTAAGAAACAAAGGTGCTTCATTTGAGCGTGACATTGCTAAGAAACTCAACGCTTTCCTTAGTGAGCATAACATTGATTATGTTTGTAAAAGAAACCTTGAACAGTATCAAGAAAAAGATAAGGGCGATCTAACTATTCCCCTACACGTTATTGAATGTAAAAGATATAGAGAAGGTAGTTGGTATAAAGATGCATGGTGGAATCAAGTAGAAAAATCTGCTGAGGATCAAATACCTATACTTATATATAAGTTCGATAGACAACCTATAAGAGTCGTTGCACCTATTAATTATATTAATAATAAGTATAAAAATTCTGACATTAAATGCGTGATGACTTTTGATCATTGGCTTGATTTACTTGTTAATGTTCTTAAAGAACATGCTATTATCTCGTAATCGTTAGTTTATAGTATCCCTAACTTTTAACTTTTATTAGAAGGAGGTAATTATGGCTCATGCCGTAGAAACAATGGCTTATGCTGGGGAAGTTCCCTGGCACGGATTAGGTGTTAAGGTTGAAGATAACCTTACTCCTGATGAAATGCTTGTTGCTGCTGGACTTGATTGGACAGTAAGTAAAAGGCATTTATTCACACACTCTGAGCCAAGCGTAGAAAATAGTAAAGAGGTTATACCTGTGAACGATTACTACGTTTTAGTAAGAGATAGTGATAACAAAACCTTTGGTCCTTGTGGTCCAAAGTTTGTACCGTCACAAAATGCCGATGCTTTTAAATTTTTTGAGAAGTTTACTAGCGTAGGAGATATGTCGATGGATACAGCTGGTGCCTTAAAAGGTGGTGAACAAGTCTGGGGCTTAGCTAAAATCAATGATGGTTTTACGCTTCCTGGAGATGACAGAGTACTAGGTTATTTACTAGTTTCTGTATCTCATAAGTGGGGCAAAGCTAACGAGATTAGGTTTACACCTATTAGGGTTGTCTGTAATAACACTCTTACCTATGCTTTAGCAGATAAGACTAGACCTTCTTTCAAGATGCCTCATTTAACGGCTCTTGATGCAGAAGTATTTAAGTCTGCTGAGGAAGCACTAGGTATCGCTGGTGATCGTATGAAAGACTTTAAAGAGTCTGCCGAGTTCTTAAGTTCTAAGAACTATACGTCACAAAATGTAGTATCATATATATCTGAGCTATTCCAACCTGAATTATTGGAACAGCAAAAGAATATTGAGCAAATGAGTGATATAAAAGCTATAGCAACACGTCAATCAATGGTTGATGAGTTTAAGCGTATACCAGCAATGGTACATCAGGCTTTAGAAGAACAGCCAGGAGCTAACCTCAAGTCCTCTAAGGGTACTTGGTGGGGTGCTGCTAATGCTGTCACTTTTATAGTTGATCATAAGTGGGGTCATGACCGTGACGCAGCATTACATAATGCGTGGTTCGGTGGTCGTGCATCACTTAAGCAGAAAGCTATATCAAAAGCTCTGGAGTATGCTAAGGCTGCATAATGGCTATGACTTTCGACGAGATGTCCGAGCTAACTGAAGAGATAGCCCGACGTCTTGTCGAAGAGTCTAAACACATATCAGAAAACATGGAAGCACCAGATAGCGTGGTGCCTGCAGCATTTTTATTTGCTGCTGTTCAATCAGCTATAGAATTTTTTGAAACCACTGTACCAAGTGGTCATGTATTTGAAGAAGAAAATCTAAGAGAAGTAATGCATTCCGCAATGGATCTTGCTTTGAGTTATCACTTCGGATCTGAGTTTAGGACTGAAGAAGACAATCTTCACTAAAATTTTTTACGAAGAATTTTAGATTATCCTTTACTTTTAACTTATTGTTATATATGCTTAGCTTTTATTTTAAGTAATTATGTTAGACGAAGAAGCTGTCGTATTTGTTTTAGATACACCACAAGGTACTACTTATAAAAGAGTAGTACGTGTGAATAGTGTTAAGTCAGGCAGGATTAGAGGTGGGTCACTTATATTAGCTGACCCTAATAAATTTGCCTATCCTTCATGGTTCAATGTGCAACATCTAGATAAAATTATCGAGTGCCATAACTTGAAAAAGTTTAAGTACAAAGATAAGCAAGACGCATGCAGAAAACTCTATAAATTACTTCTACCACTGGCTAAAGAGCCTAGTGACTCTGACTTTGACCCACATCATGTAGCGTTTCACTCAAACGTGGTTAAGAAACCTTCGTTTAGAAAACCTATACAGAAAAAAGTGGTTCGTGTGTCAAGCATTAATATGGAGAGTAAGGTGAAAGCTACTGATAAAGTTCCTTCATCTGATAAAAATAAAACAAGGCAACTTTATTACACTGGTGAACTAACCGTTGCTGAGTTATTAGAAAAACACAGTGATCTAAAACTAGGTGATATAAAGTATGACGTAAAATCCAAATTCGCAGAAGAGGTGTGATATGGCTAGAGCGATGTCTCTAAAAGGTAAAGTAGCAACCTTTAAACAGCTACAAAATATAATTAAAAAGGGTAGAGAGAATGAGTACAATCGACAACTCGATGAAACTAAACTCAAACCTTTTTTAGTTAAAGAGCTAGATAAAATGCACATGGATATAAATGAGGTTAAGTTTCCTATGACTGCCCTTATGATACATGAGCATGCTCAAGGTGAAAAAGTTGCTCCACATATTAGAGCGTCAATATATATTCCTGGAACAGGTAATGAGAGGACTATTATTGATGTTGACTGGAACAGCTGGGAAAAACTCGATATAGCAGAGGCATAATATGGACTTTGAAAAGAACGTACCTATACCCGAAAACTACGATGGTCCGAGAAATAACAAGTATAATTATCATAAGATGGAAATCGGTGACAGTTATGCAGTTGTTTTTGAGCCTACGTTAGTTCAAAAAATGAGAGTGGCTTTAAGTCAATACTGTAGAAGAAACAATAAAAAGTTTACCACCAGAAAAGTATTTGAAGATGGTATGACACAGTTTAGAGTATGGCGGATAAGCTAACACCAAAGCAAGAAAAATTTGCTCAAAATGTCGCTAAAGGCATGAGCAAGAAAGATGCTGCAAAAGATGCTGGGTACAGCGAGAAGAATGCAGGGAAAGCTGGTACAGTGCTAACGAGTAAAGATAATCCATTAGTTCAAAAGAGAATAAGTGAGTTGCAAGAAAAAGCTGCAGACAAGGCAGAATTAAGTTTAGGAACTCATCTAAAAGATTTGAAAGATATTCGTGATGGTGCTATGCGTAATAATGCTTTCTCTGCAGCAGTCACAGCAGAGGTGGCTCGTGGTAAAGCTGCAGGTTTGTATGTGAACAGAAGTGAACTTACTGTAAACAGAGTAGATACCATGTCAAAAGAAGAAGTGTTAGAACGTATGAAACAACTTTATTATGATACAGGTGGTGTATTACCTGCTGGTAAAATAATAGAAGTAGAACCTGAAGAATTAGAGGAAGAGGAGCAAAAGATAATAACGAAAAATGCTAGTGATGATAAT